ATGGAACTATAAGTGTATGTTTTCGTTATAGTTATATGCCAAAGAAAACAAAAACTCAAGTAATTAAGAAAGCGACAAAGGATGTTCAAGACAATCCATACCTAAAAGACTTTCTTAAAGAATACCAAGAGGAAACTGGTTTACAAACACGTTTTACAGCAAAGAAAGATGAGTTTTTATCTTACTTGGTGGCTAATAATGGATTTATATCTCACGCAGCAAAAGAAATGGGATTCTTTCCAGCTTCAGTACGATTCGCAATGAAAGGTGACCCAGCGTTCGCGCAAGCGGTTCAATCTATAAGAGAAGGATTTGTAGCTGAACGATTGGATGGACTCGAAAAAACTTCTTTTGAGCAAGCAGCCAAGCCTGGAAATGTAACAGAACGAATCTTTCAGTTAAAAGCGCACGATCCTGCAAAATATCGGGATCGAGTCAACCAACAAAATACACAGGTAAATGTTGTCGTATCGGGAACATCTCCAAAGGATAGAGCATCAGTATTAAAAAAGATGAAGTTGAACTAACTCGCGAGGAGCGAGAATCTATCAAAGATAACATTTTTATGACTCCTAGAGACATATATTGTATGTTTTTGCGTACATCTTTCGGTTTATCGTCTAAAACCGCAGAAGAGGCAACAAATTTTGCGTTAGATTTGTTTGAATTAGATAAAAATGGTAAACTTCCATTAGATTGGGAACTGTTTTATAGGTCACAGGCTTAATGGATGTAAATATATCCTATCGAGATGGGGAAGGAAATATAACTGCCCCATTAGATCATCAAGAAGAATTTCATTTATTTACTGGATGGAGTAAACATCAAGTATTGGCAGGGTCACTAGGTACGGGTAAAACCGAAGCGATGTGTATGGAAGCAATCCATCAAAGTGCTGCATTTCAAGGTAATTTAGGTTTAATGGGTAGAAAAGTATTGGATTCGTTCAAAAAATCTACCTTAATTCAGTTGCTCGATCTTGGTCAGGGATTTATTCAAAAACATCGCGCCCAAGATAGAGAAATTATCTTTAAAAACCGCTCTAAGATAGTATATATGGCGTTAGATGACTCTCGTGACTCTATTCAGCGTATAAAATCTATGAATTTAGGGTGGTTTGCGTTTGATCAGATTGAAGAGATGACCGAGGCTACATTTATAGCTGCCGCGGGACAAATGCGTAGAAAAAATGCGATGAGATGTAGTTTTCACACCTCCAATCCAGCAGGTCACGATTGGGTATGGAAGCGATGGAAAAAAGATAAGGAAAAACAAAACAAGAAAAAAGGTGGGTATCGCTTAATTGAAACTATGACATGGCAACCTGGAGTTCCCGCGCCTGAAAAAGACGAAGAGGTAAAATTATACTCGGATAATCCTCATTTACCTGCGGACTACATTAAGCATCTACTTTCGATGCCTGAACAATGGGTCAACCGCTATGTATATTGCAGTTGGGACGATTTTGCAGGACTTGTATACCCAGAATTTAAAGAAGAAACACATTTAGTAAAGCCATTTGATATTCCAAAGTGGTGGAATCATTATGTAGTATATGACTATGGATATAGAAACCCTACTTCTATTTTATTTGCTGCTTCCGATGATGAAGGAACGATCTATGTATATGATTTAATTTATGTTAGCGAGCATACTATAGAAATGTTAGTGCCAAAAGTAGAGCGTAGATTAAAACGTGGAGTTAACTATACATTCTTAGCTGATCCATCTATTGTCAGAACAGAAAGAGATGGAAATAGTGTGGCGGATGAGTGGTATGAGTATGGAATTGAGTGGGAAAAAGCAAAGAATGATAAACGTGCTGGATTTGAAAGAGTCTCTGCATATTTGAAGCTTGATAGTAACGATCGCTCTAAGTTATTGTTTTTTAAAACATTAAATATGAAACCTTTGGTCGAAGAAATCGTTGACTATAAGTGGAGGGAGCTAAAACATGGCTTTGAAAATCGTAATTTACCAGAAGAACCAGTTAAAAAGAATGATCACGCAATGGATTGTTTAAGATATTTAGTTCATTATGTAGAAGATAGTGATTCTCCTACAGAGCAAAGTGATGATTATGGTTTGTGGGGAATATTTGGAAAATCTAAAAAGAACAGTTGGATGAGTGCATGAATATAAAAGAATTACATGAAGTTTTTGATGCTATGGTGCAAAATGACTCTGAGTGGTTTAGTGCTGCAGAAGAGTCTATGCGATTTTACACAGGAGGATTTGGTACAGGTCAATGGGAGACAGAAGACCTTCAAACGCTACACGCAGAGGGAAGACCGCCACTACAATTAAATATTATTTTACCGAAAGTTAATTTGGTTACGGGAGTAGAAAGGCAAGGGCGTTCTTCGTGGAAAGCAAGACCCGTAGAATCTGATGATGAAAATGAAGCAATGCTTTCTACTGCTTTATTGTATCATTTAGATCGTAACAGAAAGTTACAAAACCTATTTAGTCGTGTATTTAAAGATGGGGTTATTACAGGCAGAGGTTGGATTGATGTTTGTGTAGAACCTGGGCAGTTCTATGATGGAGAAATTAGTATTAAACGTGAATCATGGGCAAATGTACACATTGATCCTGAATGCAAAACACAAGATACAAAAGATTGGAATTATTTAGCTCGTAGTAAATATCTTACGTTTAATCAAATGAAGCAAATGTTTCCTGATGCATCAAAAGACATTCGCGCTGTCGATGATTATTTGCGTATGCCTCAAAATGTGACACAGGAAATAGGATCATATTATCGAAATGCAGAAGAGATAAGTCCTGCACATCATTTAGATGAGTTACATCAGAAAATTCGTGTTGTAGAAATGTGGAATAGGGAGTATGAACGTGAACATTTCATTATTAATAAAAATACTGGGCGTATATCACAGAATGGTTTTAGAACTAAAAACGCTGCTGGAGAACAAATTAGAGACTTACAAGCTATGGAAGATGCAGCGCAAGCTCAAGTAAAAACAGAGTTTGGCGTAATTAGTCGTGTAGTACCAAAGACCTATTTAACGATTACTGCTGGGATGCATACATTACAAGAAAAGAAAGCAAACCCTTATATGCATAATCAGTTTCCTATAGTACCTTATTTTTATCATTTTGAAGATATGGGTGATTATGTAGAAACATTTGGATTAGTTGAGAATATGAAAGACCCACAAAGAGAAAAAGACAAAAGACGATCACAAATGTTAGATATTATTAATCGTTCTCCTAGAGGTGGAGGTATTTTTGCAGGAAATAAGGTTTCTCAAGAAGAAATGAATGAGGCTTCTACTACAGGACGTTGGATTGGAATACCAGGATTTAAAGGAAGAGTGAGCGACTTTATGCAACAATGGTCAAACTCACATTTATCTTTGGTCAGTAGCATTGCAGCTATGGAGCAGAAGGCAGAGATGGATGCAAAAGAGATTAGCGGTGCTACTGATCCAATGATGGGTATTGCTACTTCTACAAAAGAAAGTGGTATTGCAGCACAAACAAGAATTAGACAAGGTATGATGACATTGCAAGAACAGATGGAGAACTTGGACTTTACCAAGTCAACTGTATTAATGCAGGCAATTAAAAATATGCAACAGTTTTATACCGCAGATAAAATTAAAAGAATTATTGGTGCAGAAACAGAAAAGGCTGAGTCCCCTGAAGAAGCACAAGCAATAGACGAAACCATTAATCGTTTTCTAACAAACTTTGAAAAGTTTGAATTTGACATTGTATTAGACAAAGGTGAAAATTCAGCGACAATGCGTGCAGCAAAAGCACAGCAAGTAGGAGAGTTAGTACGAAATGGATTTGCAAGTTTATTTCCTCTATATGTTGAGCTTTCAGATATGGAAGCAGGTAGAGAAATACTTGAAAAATTTGAAGAGGAGCGATCCGCACAAATGCAAGCGCAGCAAAGGCAAATGCCTAATAACGCGGGCAAATCGTAACTCATAATAACAACCCCCTAAATAAAGGATAAGGTAAAATGGAAGAACAGACAAGCTACATAGACCCAGAAAAGGAAATTTCAGGCACAGCAAGTGACGAAGTTTCCCCTGAAGCAAATGTAAGTCAGCAAGAAGCAGAGACACCTGCTGTAGAGCCACAATCATTCAAAGTTGGAGATAAAGAATTTACTTCGGTGGATGAATTGGTTGAGTATGCTTCTACAACAGACAAGTCTTATAGAAATCTTCGTGAACTCAATGGAAGACAAACCAATGAACTTGGTGAGTTAAGAAAGTCCCTTGATGAAATTAAGATGAACGTAGCTCCAAAAGAGCCAGAAGTAGAACTACCAGAGTATGATCCCTATGACATTAATTCGGTCTTACCACATATCTCAAAACAAATAGAACAGAAATTCGCAGAAGAGCGAAAAGCACAAGAAAGGGAGATGGCTGCAAGAAAAACGAAAAATGCTCAACAGGAAATGATTGATAGTTTTATTAAAAAACATCCTAATCTCAATAACGAAGAACTAACCGCTATTGCAAAGTTCGGAGATGAGCGCGGTATTGCACTAATAGATGATGCGTACACGCTAATGACAATTAATCAAGAAAAAAATAACGCTAAGAAAGAAGGCGTAAAGGAAGTAACAGAAAAACTTACTAAAGCAGATGAAGTGCCAACAACACTATCAAACGCTACTGGTGGGAATAAAACTGCTATTGACTTTGATGCTATTATGCAATCGGATTGGAATAAGTTACCTGAAGATGTGCGTAGACAAGCATTAATGGATGCTTCTTCTGGCGGATAATTAAATAAAAGGATAGTAAAATGGCAAATTGGTCAACAGGATTACAGGTTTCACGTTGGGCGAAACAACTTGCTTATGAAGTAGGTAAAGAGATTTATTTCTCAAAGTTCATGGGTGAATCTTTTGATTCTATGATAGTTAAAAAACAAATGGATGAAGGCAAAGGTAAGGACATTACTTTTGGTCTTGCAGGGTTAACACCAGCAGCTGATGATACTAGTGGTGGTTTTTATACTGGTGATACTGCAATCGAAGGTAACGAAGCTAGCCTTTCTTCTAATAGTCAAACTGTATCAACAGCACACAGAAGATTTGCTGTGATTAGTGATGGTAATTTTGCAGATAGTAAGGTCTTGTACGATTTTCGTACAGAAGCTCTTTCTGAGTTAAAAAGATCATACGCAGAAGATCACGATGCACAAATCTTTAATGCGTTAACAGCAGAAAGTGGTACTTTTGGTCAGCTCAAAGCTGCTGCAGCTGGTTCTACTTATGGAAACTCAGATGGTGAAGCTACTCTTGCAGCTACTGGTAAGATTACATTATCAGATATTTCTAAGCTAAAGCGTATCGCTATGTTAGGTGGCTCTGGTACTTGGAAAATGCGTCCAATTAAAGTGGATGGGAAGGATTACTATGTATTATTAATACATCCTGAAGTCTCTTACGACTTGTTTAATCTTTCTGGTTTTCAGCAGATACAGCGTGAAGCAAATCTTCGTGGTGATGAAAACCCGTTATTTGCTGGAGCATTGGGAATGTATGATGGAGTTGTAATCCATGAGCATGAAGGTGTAGCTACTGGAGACTTTGGCTCTGGAGATGCAGTAAAAGGCGCAAGAAACCTATTTTTAGGTGCAGGTGCTGGTCTTTGTGCTGGAATTGGTGAAATGAACTGGGTTGAAAAAACCTTTGACTATGGCAACAAGCTAGGTATTGCTGCTGGTCAAATATACGGAGTATCTAGAGCTGTATTTAACAGTAAAGATTACGGAACTATTCAGTATCTAACATCAAGAACTGATATTTAATCAGTAACTAACTAAGGGGCGGGTTTCGGCTCGCCCCGATTTAGGAAATTATGGAATTATCAGAAATAAGAGCAGAAATTAGAAATATCACAGGAGTAGATGATACTTCTGTTGTTACAGATTCCGTATTAAAGGATTTGATTAATAAAGGTCAGAATATATTGGCAGATGAAGCTAATCTTTTTTATGGTCATGGTAAAAGAAATAGCGTTGCAGGTACAAGTAAATATCAAATTCTTAATGGAAATGGTTTATCTGTAACCGCATGGACAATCGTAGAAAATACAGCAGGGAGTAGTAGTCAAAGTTTAGCAAATATGATTCGTATTTATAGAGTTGACTTTGATGGTGAAAAAACAACTCGTATCGGTATGGATCAAATATACAATTTATCTAGCGATAATGCATCCTTAACAATGCCTACTGCATATGGATATTATATTGATGATATATCTATAGGTATTTTTCCTACACCTCAAATTGTCAAAGAAATAAGGGTTTATTACTATCATTTGCCTACTGTTTTATCAGTGGATTCTGATGTACCTATGATTGACACTCGCTATCACGAGTGTTTGATTTATTACGGATCGTGGAAAGTAGCAGAGCGATTAAGGGATATGAATATGATTTCTTATTTTAAAAATGAATGGTTAGAGTGGAAGGAGAAAGTAGTGTTAGATCGTCAGCGTAGAGCTGGTGAACCAAAATTTAATATTAATTACAAGGACTTTTAATGCCTCGTTTGCAAATAAGAAACTTTTCAGGTGGATTAGTAACAAATCAATCTGATTTCGACATATCAGAAAGTCAGTATACGAAGTTTACAAAAGTTCTAAATAAAAAGCCTGGAAGACTAGAAAGACCAAATGGCGAACAGATTGTAAGTTCTTCAAGTTCTGGATCAGATGTTCAAACCGAATTAACTCTTTATAGAACTGAAAAAGATGGTAGCAACGCAGATATTTCTACTACATGGTGGGTATATGGAAATGGTGTACTTTTAAAACGACAAGACACTTCTACAGGAACAGGTGGATCATTTAGTAATATTACTACAGGTTGGTCTTCTTCTCCTCTTTATGATTTTTTAGTACATAATCAAGTATTAAGAATTTCAGATGGTAGTTTTTCCAATAATACAAAATGGTATGGACATATAAAAAGAAATGTATTTGGTAAAACAGATGAATCTTCTTATACAACTGGATATGCATTTAAAAAACCGCCTATGCAAGCATTAGTTAATGATTGGAAAATCACAGATGCACAATTAACCCCTCCTACTGTTGTTAGGATGAGCTATAGTTGGGATCAAGATGGCGAAATTAATACTGCAAATGAAGTAGGTTTATACATAACATTCCCCGATGGGGCTTCTGATGTAGATGAAGTTTTAATTTCTGATTTAGCAGATGTTACATTTAAAACACATGATCGATATACTGTAACATTTATTTATGATTATGTACAAGAATCAGCATTAGGAAAAGAAAGTAATGGGAATATTGGAATTGAATCGAGAAAATTAATTGCTGATGCTAGTGTACCTGGAAAAACTTGTCCTGGTATACAAGTAGTATTACATACAGGCTCATCATTAGCAGATTTAAATCCAAGAATTACTGGAATTAATATTTACTGGAATCCTGAAGATGATGTAGATTGGTATCTTATAGATACAATAGATATAGATAATGGATTTAGAGATAGTCCTTTATCAGAGTATTCTAATCAAGATGCAGGGTCAGATAATCCTAATAATGGTAGATGGATACCTTGTCCAGAGCCTTATGTAGCTCAAAACAGTTTTGTAAATGTTAGTTCTGAAAATACTGAGACAAGTAGTATTACTTTGTCTAGTACACCTTCAAATTTTGCAGTAGATAAAATGATCTTTATTTATCCTTCTCATAGCTTATCTACAATAGGTCAAGTAAAACCAATTATGAGCGATACTTGTTTACGAATTGGAAATATTAAGTCAATTAGTTCAGAAGTACCAAATCAACTAACTACAGGGTACTCTACTACGAGCATTACTATGGTTAATACTAGAAATGAAAGTTCTAGTGCGTTTAATATTTCTAACGGAAGAGCATATGTAGCAAGCACCTCTACTACAAAAGTAGCTACTTGGTGGATTCCTTTTGATGGGTTGAAATTAGCAACATATAATTCATTAACAGGAAGAGCATCTAGTACCACGTTAAATGAAATTAAATGGAATACTGCAACTATTTTAAATAACAAAGCATACTATGCTAACATTGATACTACAGATGAAAACGGGCAAACCGCTCGTGAAAGAAATCAGATTTATTATACTGATCCTTATAAGCTAGATGAGATTATACCTACACGTTATTTTGATGTAGGTAGAAATGATGGAGATGAGATTATAAAGATTACTGCATATCGAAATAAGATTTTTGTATTTAAAACAAGAAATACTTATGTATTAAATG